TGTTCTCCTGTTGTCACTTGGTACTCTGAATGTGACAAGTTCTTTAATAGTTACTATGAAGGAAAGTTGCAGTGGAATGATGCTAATTGGAGTGTACTCATGAATTTGTATGGAAGAGGGATGAGTTTTACGAGACAACCCGCATTTTCTGAGTACAAACAGGACGTTTGGAAGATAGTTTTTAAAATTGGTAATTTGTTGGAGAAATTTAATGCTAGGGGGAGAGTAGGAACGTCAATTCGTAATCCCCCTGTTACGATTTACTTAGCAGGGAACACCGGTGTCGGTAAGTCTTCTGTAACCTATCCACTGTCAGCGGAAATTTTAAAAGGAATTTTCGCACGTGAGGAAAGTCCGATTGACTTGAAGAAGTATTGGAAAAATTTGATTTACATGCGATCAGCCGAGCAGGAGTTTTGGGACGGTTATGAGAATCAACTTGTTACAGTATTTGATGATTTTGGACAATTAGTTGACTCTTCCGCTTCACCCAATTTGGAACTATTTGAAGTTATTAGAGCCTCAAATTCATTTCCTTATCCGTTGCACATGGCTGCTTTGGATCAGAAGGCAAATACAACATTTAATTCTAAAGTTATTTTAGTATCATCTAATCTTGAAGAGCCAAAAGTGGCAAGTTTGAACTTTCCTGCTGCGCTGCACAGACGATTCGATATTTGCTTAAAAGTATCTAGAAAGAAAGGTGTACAAGTCGTGCCAGGTGTTTTTAATCCTAATATCTATGAATTTCAGCGTTATGACATGGTTAATGGAAAGAATCTAGAATATATGTCTTATAAAGACATAGTTTTGTGGTGTACAACAGAATACTTTAAGCGAAAGGGCTTTGTGGATTCTATGGATAGTTATATTACCAAAGCACTTTCTGAAGGTGTAACAGAACAGGGTTTGGGTACATTTATAGGAAATTGCGTCTGCGCTGGTAAAACAGCTATAAAAGATACTATAAAATCTGCAAAAGGATTCAAAGACGACTTAGTTAGTGCAGCAATTGGTGACATACACCATAGGGTGATGTCAGAAATTAGAGTAGCCTTAGAAGACTTTAGAGTAAAGATTCAAATTGCTAACGCAAAATGGAAGTCTTTTAAAGAAGAACACCCCTATTTAGCTAAAGCCATAAAATTCATAGGTGCTTTTTGTTTGGTTGTTGCCGTAATAAAATTATATACTACATGGACCACTGAGGACGAAAAGAATAAACTTATGTCTCCTGAACAATTTGTGCGTGGGACTCATGAATCCTATACACCTGTTAATGTGAAATCTATCAAAAACGAATCTTATAATCCGGTTGTTGTAAAATCAGTTAAGGTTGAAGGAGAGACAATAGTATATAAGGAGTGTTGTCCACATAACATAATGGACAAAGAAGATTGGTTGAAGGTGAAACGTGACACAGGTTGTTTAGAATGTCAAAATGAGGCTGATGCACCTATTCGTTTAGTTGGACCGGAAAGTTACACGCAAACGGCTGTTAAAGGAGTCAGAACCGAG